AATCCCTAATCAGGGATTGCTTGCATGATACGTGTTACACCGATTCCTCCCCCACTTCTAGGAAAGAAATCAAACTTAAGAAACTCTTCGAGTTCCTTCTCAACTCTTTCCTTACCAAATAATTTGTAAAGTAGATTAGCATATTCACCATCAGAGATAGTATGGAATGTATCACGCATCTGTTCCTTATCGGTGCTGCGTTCTGCACTACCAATAGTTTCCATACCGTTTAAGATTACATCAATCTTTCTACTTGTCTTACCATCATCATTCCTAGACATGTTCCAGAAAGGTGATGTAAATTCAGGGAAGTCAGTAATCATACCATGTCCAATCTTCTGTTCGTGATCATGGTCAAGTTCTTTTGCGTTAAACATATTACCCCAATCATCATAGGTTTCAATCTCTAGATCAGGTAATCCAAGGTGTTCGCATAATTCAATCTCCATCTTTTTAAGTTCTTCTACACCTCCGTGCATCTCAAACTCAAACATGGGGAAGATAACTTCATGTCTACCTTCTACAGGGTTTGGTTCCTGCCTATAAGAAGTTGAAACACAAAAAAACCCTGGTGCTTCAGGGTTCTTGAGTAATTCATATTCTAACCACATCTGCCCTGTTTGTGGTAATGGCCATATCTCACCATTATATTCATATGTTGCTACTGTTTCTGGATCTTCACAGGCAGCAAGGATACTTAAACGGTTTTGAGTATGGACTTCGTAGAAACCTTTAGACAAAAAAAATGACCTTAATAGGTCAACGGTCTTGGTATATTTTTTGGGGTCAATCAGACTTGTCATTATTTTTGGTCAAACTGAATTTATTTAGTCATTTGCCTTTTTCATTCCAGGAAGATTTTTTGCTGGATCATCTAAATTCTTAAGATCAAGTAATGCTTTATTCACTACAGATTTTGGTTTTGTTTTTGCACTATGTTTTTCAGTTTTTTTACTGGCAAGAGTTGTGCCATGTAAATTAAGTGAAATTTCTTTTTTATTAGGAGTCAAATTCCACCTTACATTCACCCCATCATCCCAATTAGGTTCTTCATTAACATCCTCTTCTTTATTTGATACCCATCTTTGCTTTTCTTTATCCCACTTTTTAACTTCACCTTTCTTTAATCTACCCTTTGCATTATCAATTCTTCTTTTTAATTCTTGATAAGTTATATTCTTATCACCATCTTCTCTAGCATTCTTTTTAGCTGCTTCTACTTTCTTTCTACCATACTTTGCAATAAGACCTTGCATTCTCTGCTTTCGGTCTTTTTCTTTCACTTCATCCTTCTCCTTTTGAGAAAAGGTTTCTAATCTTTCATCAATTTGAGACATTATGAATCTCCTCGGATCCACCAACTAAATCTAAAGTTGTTGGTACTGTAGTAGCAAAATCATACATTTTTTGATGTATGCTATCTTCTGTTATAGGTATGGTAATAGTTTCTAATCCATCTGTTGTATTAACGACAACATCTTTCTCCGATCTTTCTAACCAATAAGTTGGTGAGTCAAACCAGTCATCAGTAATAACTACTTCCATTTATTTTTCCTTTTTCTTTCCTTTTCCCCACGTATATCTTGGATTCTTCTTCAATTCTCTTACTTTTGCACCATCTTCTTCAGCAGCAGCTTTCTCTTGATCTAAAAAGTTAGCAACATTAGCAGCTTTTCTTTTAGCAAAATTCACTACAGATCCAGCAACTTCCTTTACACCCTCATCCACATCTTTTTTCTTATCCTTATCCCAAGTCTTTTCAACATCATCAGGATCAGCTAGTACCATAGGATTTTTAACACCTTGAGCACGAATCTTATTCTTGATTACGTTAATCTTGGCATAATATCCACGCATATCCTTTTCTTTCGATTCAGGCTTCTTCTCACATTCAGGAGTGTTTACTGTTGCTTCTGAATATGCCTTCTTCTTTTTCTTTGCATCACATGCTTTCTTTTCAGAAATTAAACTGAATAATTCCTGATGAGCAAAAGATGCATACTGCATTCCTCTTTTAACTTTAGTTCCAGAATCTCCATCCGATACTTTGACAGCACCAGAATCATAATTATTAACACCTTCTCCAGTTACTTTATTCTTACCTTTTGGTTCAGTAGTAACTGTTGCGTCTGCAAGATAATCTTCTTTAATCTTTTTCTGTGCTCTACCACGAATAGAATTTCCAATTGCTTTACGACGTTTTAAGAGATACTTATCACTCTTATCAACATCACCATCATTATCTACATCAGCATCTTCTTTACCAACAGGATCTAAACCACGTTTTGCTTTAGCAGTTTGTTCTCCTTTCTTTTTCTCACCTTCATATGGATCGCCATGTTCTGTCATTTCAACAGATTTAATATTAGGATTCTGACGAAGTTCTGTAATCTTTGCACGAGTAGCATAACGTACATATGACTTACCATTCTTATCAGTAACTCTTACTTTATATTTTCTTTCAGATGATTCATCTAATTGACTTAAATAGGCTAATTCAAGTTCTTTTACCTGATCATCTTCAACAAATACTTTATATAATGCATTTGCTAAATTATTGGTTGCCATTTCATCAGCACCAACAATAAACTGTTCTTTTACACCACCACCCTCTTTACCAAATAATTTCTCTCTAACAGCAGCTCTTTCTTGCTGACTTAAATTGCTGTTTGACATATATTGAGAATACGCTGCTTTCAGGTCAATATCTTCCCTTCTAGCACGATACCTTATATCATACACCGCTTGACGGATTCTTTTTTCAGATCCTTCCTCTGCGGAACCACCACCTTTCTTTGCTTCTGGTTTTCCTTTAGCAGGAGCTGCAGCTGCAGGTGCGTGTTTCCTTTCTGGAAGACTTTCAACGATATCAGTACTCATGGAAAAATAGCCTACTTTTTTCTTACCTTATATTTATTTATGAATTGTATTCCCCAAGGTGTAGCACCTGGAACCATTGTCTCTGCATATCTGCGAAGAGCATCAGTTCCAACCAACCTTTGAGATGCAGAAACACCAGAAGGAGTCGGTGCATTTACCACTGCTTCAGTTAAATCTTTGATCCAAGACTTAAACATTATCTGATCTTCAGTAACACATATTAAGTGATTAGCACCTCTACGAATAATACGTCCTACCAAACCAGTATTTACATTTTCTACTTTAGTACCTATATCAAATATCTCTTTTTTAATATATGCTTCACGAAGATTTTCTGGGTCATCTTTAGGTGCTATCTCCCATATATTCCAACACTCTTGAACTTGCTCTGCACCCATTGCTTGACGAACATTTACAAAATAATCTTTAGCAGCTTTTCTATTAAGTAAAGGAACTAAATCTATTGCTTGTATTGGTTGTCCCTGTTCATCAATTAATTGCTCACCAGTATTAGGATCCACTTCATATATTGGTTGTCCCTGTTCATCAATTGCAGGTACTTCTTGTTGAAGATTATTATAGAAAGATTTAAAATCTCCTTCCATTGCTGCTAATCTCATTCGAGAAGCAGAATAACCTTCCATACCTTCTTTATCATCATCTCTTTGACCAGAAGATAAAGTTTCTAAAGTATCAAACTGATATAACTGTCCATTATAATTTTGAGATAACTTATCAAACTCTTTTACTCTATCATCTCCAGCAACTATTCTTACATTTGCATATCCATCATTATGTGCTTTTTTAAGAACATCAAATATAGTATTATTCTGTGGATCATTTACGATCTTCTCACTATGATCTGGAAACATATTCCTCATAGTGCTAACTTTAAAATCAGCATCTAATGGATTCTTTTTAGGATCATTAGTTCGAGAAGGAACAATTATATAATCACCTTCAGTTTCTGCTGCAGATTCTGCTGCAATATCCATCAACTGTCCATGTCCTGCATGTGGTGGATTAAATCTACCAAAAGCAAGAGTTAATGTACCTTTTGTTTTTTCAACAGGTGGAGGACCTGCTGCTAAATCTGGACTCTGAAGTTCAGATTGAACTGCTGCTTGTTCTTCTTCTGCAGCTTGTGCATCTAATTCTTCTGGAGAAGGTTCTGCAGGAGGTGCTTGTTGTTGTCCTTCAGGTGGAACTTGAGTATTTGGATTTGAATAATTCTTTTCTTGTTCAGACTGTGCAGGATCTCTCATCCCTACAACTTGTCTCTTATTATAAAACTTTAATGTACCTTTTACCGTCTTTGCTATAAATTCTCCAGTGGATCTATCGTACCATCCACCATGACCATCACCCTCCAATCCCAATCTTTGTGCCTGTTGGGATGCAGCGGTTTCAAACAAAAAAGATTTAAAGGATTTCATCAGTTCTGAACTAACTTCATTTTTATTGTCTTCTCATTTTCGACAATATAATTCAAAAGTTTTAACTTTATCTCCTTATATTTATCATCTTTTGTAACTGTTAAGTACAAATGCACAAATGTCAAAAAGTTTTTAAACAAATCACCACGGATTCTTTTTATTTTTTTAAACTCAAGAATAAGTGGATCTATAATATTTTCCATCATGATTCTAAAAAGTCAGTGTTTGTGTCTATATTATATTTTGATCTACCTGGTTTTTGTGTTACCTGCAATGCTGTAGTAAATCCATAGTTATGTATAGGAGTACTTCTAAATCTTTTCAATCTAATTCTAATTCTTAATTCTGGTGTAAATTGTGGTATAGGTAGTCCTGCTGGATTACCTCCCATATAATACATACCATAATCACCTATCTGTATATAAAAAGTATTCTTCGCTGCATAATAACTATGCAATGCACTACTTTGTACACTTAAAAATTTATCAGTAAATCTACGATAATCATCAGCAACCATCTGTTGGGTAAATTCTTTATTAGCAACTACCCCTTTATTAGGTGCACCTCTTAAACCCCATTGGGTATTAGTAAAATTAACTGTACCAACAGATGTTAATATACTTCTCATTTCATCTGCTGCTGGTCCTTTAGAACCACCAAGAATCCACCCATCTTTATAAACTAAAGTTCCTTGACCATAATCTGCTGCCAAGTTTAACTTAACTTCCAAAGGATATGATACACCATCATAAGTAAACATACAATCAGGTGCAGTAGGATTAGTTCCAGCAGGTGAAAATCCAGAAGGAACTAAATTTTTTGATTTTAATTTTTGGTGTATCCTACCTTCATATAGGAAACCACCTTGACCTGCCATTATTCTTTTTTAAATATTTATTGTCAATCGTCTAGGTCAAATGGTTTTCCCAATGTTTTATACTCTAATTGTTCTTGAAGGAATATGATCTCTTCTTTAAGATCGTCATTCTCCTTTTCCAGAATTTCGATATGTTCTTGGTAAATAATTACACTCATTTCTAATTCGGATAGTTTAACTTCTATATCCCAGTCCACTGAACCACAGAATAGCGGTTTTCATAGTTAGTTATAGATTTAATGTTTTCTTTATACATCACCATCCTTCCTATTTTCAGAATAATGCACATCAAACTCTCCACCAGGATATCTAGCCTTTAACTTCTCTACATTCATCTCAATGATTTCATTGAAGTCAGTATCAAGTGCCATACATGCCTGAGCAACATACCACATGATGTCTCCAAGTTCTCTTTTCATATGAAAGATGTTCTCATCATTCACAGGCTTACCTTGGAATACCATCTTCTTTACTACTTCAGTAAACTCACCACCTTCAGCACAAATGCCAAGAGCAGCAGTTAGTAAACGATGAACAGGGATTCCATCAGGATCTTTCTGTATCTCAAAGCATCTAGAGTTAAACGAAATATAATCATTCGATTCTTTAGATGTTACTGCGTCTACAAATTCAGTATACTTTTGTGTATCAACTTGTTTAGTCATTTGTTGCTTGTCCAGATTTTCTTAATTGTTCTAGTGCTGCTAAAACTTCAGGAGTTTCTTCCCAACTCCATTCTTGGTTATGCTGCTCATTTTTCTTTTTAATCGTATGCGTTCTTAAAGTCACAACTCTATTCCAATTTCTAATATTATAACTGGTTTATACTAGTATGTCAAGAATAATCGTTCTTCATTTTTAGTAAACCACAATGTAAAACTATATCTATGACCACTAATAACTTCTGTTACACCATGTGCATCTTCCTTACCAGAAGTAAAATATATTAACTTACCTGTTTTTGGTTGTACTTCATATCCAGTATCTTTAAAAAATGTTTTACCACCTTCATAATTATCATTCAAATAGATTACCATAGAAAAATCTCTATGAGAAGAGTAATGTGGTTTTTCTGGATCATCAATCCACATATTATCAGCATGAACTCCTAGACTCATTCCAGGTGCCCAATAAACTAAATTACTAAATTCAGGATAAACATAATCTACATTATAAGATTTGGCACAAAGAATAGAAATCTTAAAATGAATAACTTCTACTAACCTTCTAACAACCTCATTATCAACCTTATTTAAAGTTACAGTTCTACTATTCCAATTTGAATCATGATCTTTCAAACTCCATTTTTGAATATCATTTGCAGAATGTCTTTTCTGATAATTAATTAAAAGATTGCATTCACCTTGTGTTAAGAAATTATCTTTTTCAAAAACTTTACTCATGAAAACTTAAACTCCGCAAATGAAGATTTTGATTTAAATTTTTCAGCAATACTAGGTTTTTCTTCTTGCCCACTATCTGCTATATCTTCCTGTGCTTTTTGTTCAACATCATATAATCTCATCTTTGCACGATCAATCCCAACAACAAATCTCTTAAAGATAGTAGGATCATTATAACGATTCTTTAATTGTTTAACCATGATTTGATTTAATCCTTCCAACTCCTCAGTAGATATGAGAGCGAACATAAGGTCAGCAGTAGCAGGGAGTCCAAAGGATTCTGAAGTGTCAGTAAGGTCAACATCGCTAGAACCGAAACCAGAACGAGTAGTTTGAGTAGCACTAACAATCGGGAGATTACTTTCGACAGCCAACCCCCGAAGTTCCTCCGCAATCGCCTTAATAAACGAATATGAATTGACATTACTTCCTGCTTTGTATCTTGAGGATGAACATATGTTCAAATAATCTATGAATATTATATCAGGTTTAAATGATTTTTTCAATGAAAG